ACACAGTTACACGTTCTACATACGCAGTCGCAGACAGCGGTTGGAAATATCAGTACGACAAATACAATGACACATATGTTTATGTACCATTGAATGCTGACGTTGCTGGATGTATGGCACGTAATGACTTAAATTCAGCACCATGGATTTCTCCAGCAGGAACCAATTCAGGGCGAATTCAAAACTTGGTTCGTTTAGCTTACAATCCAAATCAAGCAGACAGAGACACACTTTACAAAACTTCTGTAAATCCAGTTCTTTCTCAAGTTGGTCGTGGCACAGTATTGTTTGGCGACAAGACATTTGTGACAAGAAACACAGCAACAAATAGAATTAATGTTCGTAGATTGTTTATAGACCTACAAGGCACAATCGGCACAAATGCTGACAATGTTTTGTTTGACCAAAATGATGAAACAACAAGATCAAATTTTGTTAACTTAGTTATTCCTTATTTGAGAAGTGTCCAAGCACGCCGTGGATTGGCAAACTTCAGCGTTGTTTGTGATGCATCAAACAATCCAGAAGATGTTGTAAATTCAAATGGATTTGTTTGCGACATTTTTGTACAGCCAATTCGCTCTGTGAACTTTGTTCAACTTAACTTTGTTTCTATAAGAGGCACTGCAACATTCAATGAAGTAGCAGGCTAAATATACAAGCAAATAAAGGAGAAACAATATGGCAGATTTTAAAATATCAGCGTTTAGAGAAGCATTAAAAAGCGGCTCTAGACCAAACTTATTCAGAATTAATGTGTCGCCGCCGGCTGGACTGTCGGCCGCAAATGCCTCGCTGGGAGGATATACAATTCTTTGCCGCTCGGCGGCATTGCCGTCGGCTACAATGGGAACTATTGACCTTCCAATGAATGGTGGACGCCGATTGAAACTGGGTGGAGATAGAGTGTTTACTGAATGGACTTCAACTGTATTAAATGACGAAAGTTATCTATTGCGTAGTAGTTTAGAATCATGGCAAAATAAAATGGTTTTCACTAATCACGATGCATCGTTAGTTGGATTAGGAAATAGATCGGCTGCCACCACAACTAATAATTTATATGGAACAGTTACAATATATCAATTGGACGAAGAGGGTAAATCAGTGCCAAACGGAAGTTATATGTTAATGAATTGTTGGCCTAGCGACATTTCAGCTATTGATTTGTCGTATGATACAACAGATGCAATAGAAGAGTTCACAGTAACTTGGACATATGATTATTATTTGAATAATTTTATAGGCGCAACAACTACCAACGGCAGCGGTGAAGCAGAAATTGCGAAGTTTGCACACACAACAACAAAAGAAGGATAAATTAAAATGGGACTTCAGACAATATCAGACTTAAGAGTTGCATTAGGACTCGGCGCAAGAGCAAATTTATTTAATGTATCTCTTCTTCTTCCTCTTGAGGCGGCGCAGCTGACGGCCAATGGAGCCACTGCATATGAAGGTCCGGCTGCTCAGCCAGGCGATGCCCTTAATATTTTAGTAAAGGCTGCACAAGTTCCCGCATTTACTTTAGGAACAATTGAAGTTCCATACAAAGCAGGAAGACGCATTAAACTTCCAGGAGACAGAATATTTGCTGATTGGACAATAACAATTATAAACGATGAAAAACATGTTGCACGTAGAGCATTTACTGCATGGATTAATTTGATTTCAAGAGGAAATTATGATGCGGCAAACAAATCTATTGCAAAAAACTATTACACAGATTTAACTGTCTCTCAATTAAAAGGTAATAATTTAGATCAAAGAATGTATAAATTATTTGGTGCATTTCCAACAGACGTAAGTGCAGTAGATTTGTCTATGGACAGCACAGACACATTGTCGGAATTTACTGTGAACTTTCAGTATCAATATCTTGTAGCAGGCACAGCCACTGAAGTCGCTAAAGCGGACCATCAGACAACAATTGCCGTGGCAGTATAAACGCATAAAGACTCAACATAACAATATAATGAATTTTACGCAACATAAATAATTGCGTAATAGTTGTCAAATAATGGGGGCTATTACGGCCCCCATTTTTTTTATAGAGAGAATCGCATATGGCATTTAAACTTTTTGGATATAAGATCGGCAAAGAAGAAGCTGAATCAGAACAATTAAAATCTTTTGTTCCTTCTGTTGATGAAGATGGTTCGGTTCCAATTTCTGGTGGTGGTATTTACGGCACGTATATGGATCTTGAAGGGCACATAAGATCAGACTCGGACTTAATTAAAAAATATCGTGAGATGGCTCTACAACCAGAATGCGATGCGGCTATTGAAGACATTGTAAACGAATCATTAGTTTTTGATGACAGTGATTATCCAGTTCAAGTTATTTTAGATAAACTAGAACAACCAGAGTCTATTAAGAATAAAATTCGTGATGAGTTCTACTATGTAATGAAACTTTTAGACTTCAACAATCAAGGATACGATATCTTTCGCAGATGGTACATTGATGGTAGACTATATTATCATATGCTGATTGACGAAAAGAATCCTAGACAAGGTTTAAAAGAAGTTCGTTACATTGATCCACGCAAAATTCGCAAAGTTCGTGAAGCTAAAAAAGCACAAAAAAATCCAGCAACAGGAAATTTAAATCCAGTAACAACTTTTAATGAATACTTTATCTATTCTGATAAGGGATTTGCGAATGATGGTAATCAGGGAATTAAGATTGCAGCCGATTCAGTCTCTTACACACACTCTGGAATAACAGACAAAGATGGTAAAGTTATCATCTCACATTTACACAAAGCAATCAAGCCACTCAATCAATTGCGTATGCTAGAAGATGCAACAGTCATCTATCGTATTGCAAGAGCGCCAGAACGCAGAATATTTTACATTGACGTTGGTAATCTGCCTAAGATGAAAGCAGAACAGTACTTACGTGAAATCATGCAGAAGTACAAAAACAAATTAGTGTACGATGCAAACACTGGTGAAATTCGTGATGACAGACGTTATCAAACAATGCTTGAAGACTTTTGGTTGCCACGTAGAGAAGGTGGCAAAGGTACAGAGATTACTACACTATCAGGTGGTCAAAACTTAGGCGAGATTGATGATGTATTGTACTTTCAAAAGAAAATGTTCAAGTCGCTGAACGTTCCAGTTTCACGTTTAGAGTCTGATAACGGATTTTCTTTAGGTCGTGCATCAGAAATCACTAGAGATGAATTGAAGTTTGGTAAGTTTATTTCACGACTACGTTTAAGATTCTCTCACTTGTTTGATAAATTGTTGGAAACACAATTGCTTCTTAAAGGTGTTTGCACTCGCAAAGAGTGGGAACAAATGAGAGAAGAAATCAGTTATGATTTCCAATCTGACGCACACTTCACAGAATTAAAGAATGTTGAAATTATGAAAGAGCGTTTGAGTATTCTTTCTGACATTGACAACTACGTTGGTAAATATTTCTCTGTTGCTCATATCAGAAAAAACATTCTGCAACAGAGTGAAGATGATATTAAACAAATGAATGAAGAGATGGAAGAAGAAGCCGCAGAAGCTGAAGACAATCCAGTTGAAGAACCTATTGCATCACCTCCACCTCCTCCACCGCCACAGCAACTTGTTGTGAGCGTAAAGAAAGAAGAAACAGAAAAGCCAATTGATGATACTGACCAAAGAGAGTTAGCAAAATCAATGACTGCATTTTTTGGCACATTAGTTGAAGAGGCTAAAGGTGATAAAGAAGGAAAATAATACTACTTTAAATGATGCTGTCGCAATTGCAACATCTATTGCATACACTAAAAAAGAAGTACAAAAATTAAAAACTGAGTTAGTATTTTTTTTAGAAGAAAAAACAAAACAGCCAATCATTGAGTATACACAAGGACCAGCAGGCTCACAAGGTTTGCGAGGTCCTATTGGCGCTACAGGCGCACAAGGCGAACGTGGACCACAAGGCGAAATTGGTGAGACAGGATCACAGGGTGAACAAGGTGAAGTTGGTCCTCAAGGTAACATGGGGCTTGATGGTTCACATGGACTAAAAGGTGACAAAGGCGATCTTGGTGAACGTGGCGAACAAGGTGAAGTTGGTCCTCAAGGGATGCAAGGTGATAAGGGCGACACAGGTGAACGTGGTGAACGTGGGCTGCAAGGAGACATAGGACCACAAGGCGTTCAAGGAAAAGATGGGCGTGATGGCGCTGATGGACAGAATGGTAAAGATGGCACACAAGGTCCAAAAGGACAAGATGGCGTGTCGGGAACTAAAGGCGCATCAGGAAAAGATGGCAAGCAAGGCGCAATTGGACCACAAGGTCTGCAAGGACCTCAAGGCGAAACTGGTGAAAAAGGCGACAAAGGCGATCCAGGCAAAGACGCTGACTTTAAATCAATTGAACAGTCTATCAATCAGTTCAAAGAAGTTCTACAAAAAGATGTAACTCAGTACAAAGCAAAAGTTAATACGATTATGTCGGATCGTGGCGGTGGTGGGTCGCACGGTGGTGGTGAAGTTAATCTACGCAGACTTGATGATGTTGATATCACAAATCTTACTGATGGATATGTTTTATCATTTAATGAGTCTATACAAAAATTTGAATTCGTAGCACAGTCTGGTGGTGGCGGTGGCACTATAGACACATTCGCAAGAACAAGAGCAAACTCTGCTTTTACTCAAGCAAACTCTGCTTTTACTCAAGCGAACTCTGCCTTTGCACAAGCCAACACAGCAACCACATTAGCACAAGCCGCATACAATCAAGCGAACACAGGTGGTGCTGCGGGTGTAGATACTCTTGCAAGAACAACTGCAAATAGTGCTACCACATTAGCACAAGCCGCATACAATCAAGCGAACACAGGTGGTGCTGCGGGTGTAGATACTCTTGCAAGAACAACTGCAAACAGCGCAACAACATTAGCACAAGCGGCGTATGACCAAGCTAATACAGGTGCTGGTGCATCCGAATCTTTGAATGTTGTTTTTACTAATAATAATGCAAGTTCATATAAAATGGTTGCGTTAAATGCAAATGGTGAAACAATTCTTGCTTCTACATTACAATCAGCACAAGTTGATAAAATTCTTGGTGTTTTGGATGATTCTGGACAGACAGTTACATTCGGATCTATTACAAATGTATCTTGGACTTGGACTCCCGAACAGTCGCTATATCTTGGAGATAATGGCAATATAGTAACAACTTCTACTATCGATGGTGCGACATTTTCTTTAAAAATTGGATATGCAATTTCATCAACAAAAGCATTCATAAAAATCGGTACACCTGTTGTTTTATAAATAACTAAAAACTAGGAGCAATCTACATGGCAAACGCACTTTATCTAAAAGCAAAAGAATCATTTTTAAATGGTTCCATCAATATGGTAGCCAACACGGTAACAATAGCACTTGTTGATACTGGTGTTTACACTTTCAGTTCGTCACATCAATTTAGAAATGAAGTGTCAAACTCTGCTATAATTTCGTCAACAACATTGACAAATAAAACAATTACTAATGGAGTATTTGACGCAGACGATGCAACGTTTAGTTCTGTTACTGGTGCGAATTGTGAAGCATTATTAATATTTCAAGATACTGGAATTCAAACCACATCTAGACTTGTTGCATACATCGATAGCGCAACTGGTCTGCCAATTTTACCTAACGGCGGTGATATTTCTGTCGCATTCTCTAGCGGATCAAGTAAGATTTTTGCTCTTTAATTTTTCTGATATAAATTAAATCATGGCTAACACTCAAGTCATACAACTTGACGGCGTAATTAGTGATGTACAAAATGTAACACTACAGACAGAATCATCAAATACCATCATTCAACTTAGCGATAGGTTTGATTATGCTATTGAATCTGAAATTCTTTTTGGATCACCAAAAACAATATTCATTGCGTATCCAGATGCAATAGATAGTACACTTGTATTTGGAACCACACTACTAGGCTCTGTAATATATGCAACCTCGGTAGAATCTACTGTAAGTTTTGGGGACAACGCAC